GCGCCTCAAAGTCCTCGAAGAAGTCGTGACCCGTGGATGCAGGAATGCCTACTGACAGAGCGTGCTTCATCACCTCGGTGACCTGCTCATTCTTGCCGTCTTCAATGAGATCAACGCACTGTGTCAGGGCTTCCTTCATCGCCTGCTTTCGACAAAACTCAATTGCACGTGCCTTGACCTCAGCCAAATCTCCAATGTCAGGATTAAACTTGATCCGGTGCAAATACTCCACGATCTTGCTCTTGAGCAGCTTTTGATCAGGTGACCGCAGATCGTCTCGCACCACGCCTGCGATCAGTGTAATCGTTGGGAAAGTTCGGTGATTATTGAAGTGATCGAAGTACTTCTCGGTCAGATAGTGGAGATACTTGAGTTCAAAGTATTCCGGTGTCATGACCTCGATCATCTGTGCGGCCCAATCTCTATCTGTCAAAAGCGCTTGCAGGATCTTTTCTTGGAAAGCTGCATCGTAGCGATTGAAATGGGGGACAGACGTAGTAACTCTATCTTCGCTTGACATTCTTCTCTCTTTAGTTTTTAAGATTTGAGCGGCACACCATGGCAAGTCGATCGGCGTCGATCCGGGGTAAACCTGCCTTGATAAGCTTCCTCATTAAGCTCATTTTATCGTGGTGGGGGTCAAATGAATCAAGTGTGTGATCAATCTTTTTAATCTGAGCCGCAGCTAAATTATTAGTATCCAAATACATCAGCTGCCAGTTTAACTTGATCAATTCTTCTGCACCTGCGATGTTGCCAAACAACTGGGGGGCTCGCTTTTCCTGCGCCTTTTCTCGAGCCTCAGTGATAATATCAGAGCATGAAATCTCGGTGTCGGTACCCATCAGCGGGAAGCGCTTTGCCAGCGTTTTGAATCCCACGCCTTTGACACCAGGGATGTTGTCGGAAGGATCACCACAGAGGGCTTTGGCGACACAAAAGTTCTGGGATGATATACCAAACCTTTCGAGAACATCGGAAGCTTCTACATACCTCTTGCCCATCGGATTGTATACTTTTGTATCATCTCCTAGAAGCTGATAGAAATCCTTGTCGGATGACACAATTACTTTTTGCTTGCCCTTGAACTTGTACTTGCAAATGTAGCCAATCACGTCGTCTGCCTCGCAATCTGGCACATACACTTGGCACACCCCGACTTCTCGCAGCAGGGACACAATGGTCGACACCTGCCAATTTCTATTTTCAGTAGTCGTGGGAATATCGTCTTCATAGTAGCGATTTAGCTTTTGCGGGCGGCGATGCATCTTATACTCTGAGAAGAGCTTTCTCTTTCTGTGCGATCCACCTGACTCCCAGACAACCACAACTTTGTCTGGGTGCAACGTGTCAACTAACCAGCGGGTAGAATTAATAAAGCCGGCAATTCCACCTGCCGGCTCTCCTGCTCTCTCTCCATTTTCCGCCATTCCTGGGTGTGCAATGAAATGGCGGGTAAAAAGATTGAACGCATCAATAACAAGAACGGGGCGATCCACTACATCTCCAGTAATTCACTCATCTCAGAGGCAAGCGCCTCCATCTCTACATAAGATTCTGGATTCACATCCGGGGATCCTTGCATAACTCTCACCATCACTTTTTCTAGCAGAGCCTCTAACCAAGGTGAAGCCTCGGGGTCGTCTAGCACCTCGCTAAATTTTGCCTGGTGAAAACTCTTAAATAGCACTGACTTTTCTTGCATCTCAAGCTTTTGAAAGTTGCCCTTGTTGGGCCACTTGTAGCGATTCTTCTTCTTGTCATACTCAAAGTCATCTAAGGAAATTTCGCTGGTTGGAATAACCATCAGCTTCTTCCAAGCGTCCCCTTGAAAATTACCAACTGCTACAATGTGCCCGTTGATCTCTTCGGGTCCGTGCTCCTTGAGCATCTCAAAGATCTGCTCGTGCTCCTTGATCCCGTACCCAAAGTGGATCTCAAAATCGCAGCGCCGAAAGGGCATACCCACCTTGTTCTTGATTGTCTTGGCCTTGACGTGGATGCCGACAATTTCGCCGTACTCATTCTTGATGTGATTGCCACCAAACAACTGAATGCGTACAGAGCTGTGAAAGGGAATTGCCTTACCACCTGAGGTGGTGGTCGGATCTCCGTAGAGCACACCGATCTTGGTTCTTGTCTGATTTAAGCACACAAAGAGCACATTGTTGTCACCAATGACACCCGTGATCTTACGCATACCCTTGGAGATAGTGCGAGCTTGCAATCCAATTGAATTGTCTGAGTATTCACCTAGCAACTCAGCCTTGGGCGAGGTGGCAGCCACACTGTCCCAAATGATCACGACTGGCACGTCTTTCTTCATCGAGCGTGCCTTGACCATTGTCTTTTCAGCGACGCTTAGCACATTTTCCGTGCAGTGTTGCGAAACATAGACAAAGCGACTCGAGATGTCAACACCGAGCAGGGCCAAATTTTCCGGGCTAGTGGCATTCTCAGTGTCAATATACACTGCCATTCCACCCATCTTCTGAGCTGAACGGCAAATCTGCGATGCGAGATGCGACTTTCCTAGGCCGGGATCACCGAAGATCTCAACAATTCTACCCTCTGGCAATCCGCCCTGCGGTTTGTTTGCCACAATGTAGTCAAGTAGTCGAGATCCGGTCGAGATCCACCGCTTCACGTGAGTAGGCGACTCATCCGTGGAAAGGTTATATGCAACCTTGTCACCCATTTCCTTGTTAAGGGCTCGAATTAGGTCAGATGCGAAATCATCAACCTGATCGTCAGCATTTTTTCTTGCCATGTTGGCTATACACTCCTAGATTCTTTTTAAGGTTGCAAATGGAGGAGGGGTAGTTGTCTACCCCTTCCCCGATTCTTCTGCTAGTCGTCGCTCATTAGCTCGCTGAAGGCGTCGTCAATGTCATCAAACGACGTTGCCTCCGTTGAGTCATCGGACGACTCAGAAGAGCTATCGCTTCCACCGCGCTCGGTGCCCATGCTTGAACCAGTATCAGCATCGTCTCCCTCAAGGAAGGCGCGCAGAATCGAGTCAAGCTCATCGAACGACTTTTCCTTGTAGAGCGAGTCAACATCCGGCGGATTGCTCATCCACTTTTCCACCACATCAGCGTCTCGGTGCAGCGGGCTGTCACGCCGAGCCGGGTCAATTGCATATTCCCGGAAGCCGTTGTCGGCCTTGGTGCGCTTGACCTTGATGTCCGTGCCACGATCAACATCAGTGATGTCACCGTACTCCTCATCGAGGAAGATGTTGTAGAGCCGCTTAGCAACAGACTGAGTGAAGGTCCAGATTTGAGGACCCGCATCCTCGTTGTCACGATCGATGACGATGGCGTGATGCTTGACTGACGGGAAGAGGCTCTTTGCAAGTTGCCAATCTTCCTGTGCCTGTGCCTCACTCTTGCCCTCTCGGCTGCGAAGCTGATCGGTCAGATCCTTAATCGGGTCAGGGCGCCCAAACTGGCTGGGTGCCAGCAGATTCCACTCGCGACCAATGGAGTACACAAGCCGCTCCTTGAAGGGTTGCCCCTCGTTGTCAGGGAAGGCAACGATCCGGAAGCGATACTGCTTGTCGTCCACGATCTTAACACGCTTGGTCCGGTTGCCAGACATCTGGCTAAGTCTTGCTCGAATTGCGTCTAGATTAAGTCCCATCTTTTTCTTTCCTTTTTTCTTTAGGTTGTGCTTTTATCTTAACTTTGATTTTTAACTTGTTTTTTCTTTTTCTTCTTTTATTTTGTTTGCTTTTTAATCTTATTTGCTTTACTAGTGTAGTACCTCCAGTAATGTAGTTACTGAATCTTGTTATGCTTTTATTATACTCTAATCTTCAGAGGTGTTCACTGGATGCCAACCAGGAGGCAAATATTTTCTCTTTCTACCCGGATAATTTGTGGCACCTAGCGGGAGCGAATAACCTGCGACCGCACCGGCACCGGAAAACTCCTCAAGCTCATCTTCGTCGCGCTCATCCTCGTCTTCGTCGACCAGGTCCTCCTCCATCAGATCTGACGAAGCGACCGCAAATGCGCCCATAGCTTCTCTGATGAACTCTCTTAGCAGTGCCTCACTCTTGACACTTCCCATGACGC